GCTGCATCCTGCGTGACTGGCGGGGCGGCGTAGAGGGGTTTTTCTCCAGAAAGGTCTAATTTCTGATATGAAAACAGTTCTTTCTCGCCCATGCCGTAGGGGTATAAATAAGCAAAAGGCTTCTGCTTCATCGCTTCCGCATAAGCGCGGGCGGCTTTGTATATCTCACGCAAAGCACAATTACGGGCAAGATTTGGTTGATCTGATTGCTGATTTTCTATTAGATAAAGGGCGGCTTCCAGCTGTTCAAGTTCTGTCATTGCTTTGGTTCCTATCATGATTTTCTAATCTCTTCCCAGTTTAAATTCTCGGCCAGCGTTTCGTAATAGTGTAACTCAGCGGCGGCTTTGGCAGTTTCAATACTTTTATAAATGCCTATAGCGGTAGAATTTATTTTAAGATGAAATTCTACACCGTAACGAATTATATAATAATCATGATTTATTCCCGCTGAGTCTGATTTGCCCCACCTAAGAGGCTTAAATATCCGCTTGCAGATTTCAATTTGTTCGGGTGTCATAGGCTCACCATAAATCTTCGGAAAAAAGCTCATCACCCCATTGCAATGAACCAGTTAGTGTTTGGTTATTAGCTAAGGCAATCTGTCCACCTTCTCTACGATTAACGTAGCGCCCCGTAGAGGTGAGGAAACCTTGCCTATCAGGTCGAATAATTATTTTATTTAATTGCTGTAATGCTTTCAAAACATCTCCATGCCTTGCTGGTGCGGGTAAACTTGCGATTACCCCCTTAATATTTATTGCAACTGATACTATGCGTTCTTTCGTATCCATCACAACAGCCCCCGCTCTTTGCGCATTGCGTCAAGGTCTAAGAGGCTGTCTTCAGGGGCAACCGTGCCGATTTTGAGGGAGGCGAATATATCTGCAAGGTTCCCAGTGTCTATCCATTGCTTAAATGCAGCATTCCACCTTGGCCGTTTGTGGTAAAGCATAACCTCACCGTTATCATCTCGCGCCATCCACTTGTAATCACCATGCACCGCCACCACGTCGATAAAATCGGGGATTAGCTCAACGGGTTTGATGCGGTAGTCGTAATTTACCCAATCCCATCTGGGAGGATTAGCGTTGTTCCAAAGTCCAGAATAACCTTTTATCTCAATCTCTGCCCCATCCTTAGCGGCTTGCATAACGGCGATCATTTCTTCAAGTTTTTTCATTTGTGGAAATCCTGTTTTGAGATAATTAAAGCCCATCTGAATAAATTGAACTTATAGTGCCACTGTCCCTTCCTAACGTATGGCGGGATGTAAAACCTATTCCCGTTTCTACGACCTACAGATACACTCCAATGCCATGTTGGTGATGATTTTGGGTGTCTTGTGTAAATAATCAGAGAACCGTCACTTGCTCTTTGAAATAGCGTCATATTAACCCCTTTTCGTTTGCTAGGTGCTCTGGTATGGTAACAATGGCGATTGAACGCTGTTTTTTCTCGATTTCTATTTGCGAGAGAGGTAGCCATACCGCCCCGTCTTTTTCGCCATCAAGAGAAACAAGCACGGCTTTCTCTGTTTGATGATGAATTACGACTTCAATATCTGTTAAATCCGATTTCATCACCCGAACCTCTCTCTGCGCTTGGCAAGGGCAATATCAGCTACATAGCTTGCATGTTGTATGTCATAATAGTCATCTGTATTTGAGGCTACGCAACACGCAATAAACGCCTGATCCCAGAAGCGTTGCTCATCTGGTGTCACGGATGGGGTGGTAGACTTTTCAGTTGCTTTGCCCCCACCCATTTTGAGCAATTCTTGACCTTCTCGCGCATCTTTTTGAGCGGGAGTTTCGGCTTCGGGTTCTTTCCATGGGCCAATAATATCTAAACCAGTATTGCCGTCGCATGTACCATCAGGAAAATGAGCGGCTGGCTCGTATCTTGTCACGTGTTCATTCTCGAAAATATGAGTAAAAAAATTCATTCCCCGCCGATACCTATCTGATATTCCTGAATATTTCGCTTTCCCGCCATTCCGCGTCTTATAAAACTCTCCGACCTTGAAATTACTTTGCATCATTCAGCGCCTTTTCTGCTTGGATGATGGCGTTATTCGCTTTAATACCAAGTGACGTGTATTTATGATTATTTAGCGCAGTGCCCGGGGCGTCTTTGCGGAGAGTTGCCGTTAATTCCTTTAAAGCTTCCAGCGCCTCCACGAGCGCGGCGTGGGAGTTGACGGCTTTGAGTATATAGGCTCCGTCAGATTCTTTGTTCTCTCCGTAGACATCAGCGATAGGTATAAGCATACCATAGGATTGATCGTCTTCTTGGCTGGTGTATCCAACTTCTAATTTTCTGTTTACCCGCCAAGGCAGAGGGCTGTGCTTAAGTTCTTCTGTCATAATTACCTCACTTAAAATCTGGGGATATGGTGGCTAGTACACCGTCGCGAATTTCTTCCCATGCTGCTGCCCATCCTGCTTCCCATCCTGCTGATCGTGCTTCCCCTGCTGCTTCCCATGCTTCCCATCCTGCTTCCCCTGCTGTCCATGCTGCTGCCCTTACTGTCCATGCTGCTGCTTCCCCTGCTGCTTCCCCTGCTGCTTCTGCTGCTTCCCTTGCTGCCCTTGCTGCTGTTCTTGCATCGTCAACTGCGCCGCCATTTGCTGACAATTCGTGAAGATCAATCACTTGCTGCACGACCTCTTCCGAAGTCCCCGCGTGCTTATGCGCCACGCGTAGTATGGCAATCTGGACGCGGTGGTACGCTTTCTGCCAGTCATAATCTTCGGGCAATCGGCCTAGTGCATCTGCTATTTGCTTATGCCACTGCACGTCTTGCGGCGATGGGAGCCCCTCAAAAACAGTGTCTTGCAGCCTCACAAGCCATTCTGGATAGTCGAAATACTCAGCGACATTGGCGTGGGGATCATTTCGTTCAGGGTCAATATCGTGGGACAAGCAACCCACAGAGCAGCCTTTAAAGCTGCCATATGTCTCACCATAAGTACCTTTAATCAGCATATCCGCTGCTAAATGCTTTTCAGCCAGTTCGACGTGTAATCTCTTGCGTTCTGCGTAATTCATTTTCTTAAATCCTGATTTTCCTTGTGCGCCCTCAAGCCTTTTGCGTGGGGGCTGCTTCTAATTCAGCGCAGCGGCGAATGTCGGCCATTGCTGTTTCGTTATCTTCATAGAACCGCACCGGTGACACGCGGATTGGTGATGACGCCTTGTAAATCTGCATAGCGGCGAACGCTGTGTTTGTCTGGGATTCCAGTGCTTTTCCGGCTGCTCCGGCCAAATGGACAACCCAGCCAGCTCGGCAATGTGTGGTGTCGCATGAGTGCCATGTGTCCATGTCCAGAGCGCCTTCTGCTGAAACGGCTGCAAGAACAGCTTGGTGGATGTTTTCTATGACAGGGGCTTCGAAATTCCCTTTCGTATCGAAGCACTCGGAGCAGTGTGAGCAGCGAGAGCAGCGAGAGCAGCCGTAGCAGCCGTAGCAGCGAGAGCAGCGAGAGCAGCCGTAGCAGCCGTAGCAGCGAGAGCAGCGAGAGCAGCCGTAGCAGCCGTAGCAGCGAGAGCAGCGAGAGCAGCCGGAGCAGCCGTAGCAGCGGGAGCAGTTGGTGCAGTCGGAGCAGCCGGAGCAGCGGGTGCAGTCGGAGCAGCCGGAGCAGCGGGTGCAGTCGGAGCAGTCGGAGCAGTCGGAGCAGCGGGTGCAGTCGAAGCAGCGGGTGCAGTCGAAGCAGTCGGTGCAATCCACAAGACTTTCTAGTGCTTCTCTAGCCTTTTCCTTGCTCCCGAAATACGCAAAATAACTCGTATTTCCGTTCTCGTCTGAATAGTGGTCCTTGTGTTCTGTAATCATTTCGTTATCTCAATCAAAATCTGGTTTAATCGTGCTCGGCCAGCGTGGGCCGTGGTGCTTATGATCGTGGCAGGGCTTTAGAGCTTCCCGAGCCAGTGACTTAAGCTCCGGAACCGTGGCCGTATCTTTGGCCTCAGCTATCTTCCTCAACGCTTCCGATCTGCGCTGGTTGACCAATTTCAGGTTGTGGCACATGGGAATAATCCTTTTCCACTCAGCGCTATTCCCAAGCCGATCTGATCCTGGTTCAACCGCGCCATTCCTTTTCGGTGTTCGGCCAGCAACTCGGGCATCAAATCAGTTTCTATCGCCTCCAGCGCCTTACGGGCTTCGCTGGCGACATATTCTCGGCGCTCCTGGCGCTCGACACGCATTCGGAATAATTCCTGCTTGCGGGCTTCTCTGAGCATTCCGCGCATGATCGCGGCCAGGACGCGGCTCTCAATGAGCGGGTCAGGATTGTGGGGCATTCCAACTTCCAATCTGATCGTTTAAAAATCACCGTTCAACGACAAACCCGAACACGTTAACCGGAGCACGGTTTTCGTCGTATCTGGATACGATAACCCGATCACCGCGCATGCAGGCCAGCAATGCGTAATCGCGGGACATGCTGATTGCCGCTGTGTCATTTGCCATGTGCGACTTGATCCCCATCGAAAGGCGGCCGTCACGCACAACGTCGATTGCAAATTCCGAGTTTTCATATTTTGCGGGACGCTGTGTCATCGCCTCACCCCGCAACAAATGCCAGCGCCAGAACGCCAGAGACAAATAGACCAATGGCGATCAATTCGCCGAACATTCGGATAATCATTTCAAATCTCCAAAATGAGAACATCCAAATCACTTTCCACTGTTTGTTGCGAAAACCGCATCAACGTGTATAAGCATGTATACAGTTATATACGTTGTTGTGAGAATGTCAACAAAAATATTCTTACAAACCTCTTTGTCGCAACTTTTTTCTCAAATAACCCTTATATAACAATACTTTATATATAAAATATATTAAAGACAGATAGGTTTGTAAGAGCATATAAACTTTTTTTAATTAGGGGTAAAAACAGTGTATATACCTGCGGTAAGTATATACATTAAAAATGACCCCTATTTAAAAAAGTGTTGGTGCTCTTACAAACCTATCTGCGCAGGGGTTTTTCGGCATATCGCGCCAGATAACCCATTAATCGTATTATCTAATTTCGATTGGCAAAGAGGTTTTTAAGAGCATTTTCGACCTCCAATCAGATCAAACAAAGAACAACAGCAGAACAAATTCTGTGAGTGTTTATACGCGTCAACAGCAATTCGGCGGAAGCAACCATCACATGACACCATGATGAAAATGATAGGTGGAGTGATGGCCCTAACACCCAAAAGACAAAGGTTCGTGGATGAATATCTCATTGATATGAATGGGACTAAAGCCGCAATTCGTGCTGGTTTCGCGGAAAGTGGCGCAAGAATCGAGGCGACAAGGCTGCTTGCAAACGCTGCCGCACACAGTTATAATCAAAGACAATCAACACAACTGGACGCTTGAAAAATACCTCAAGCTCAAACGAGTTAAAGCGATATGAAGCCTAACTACTCCCGCCTTAAAGGCATGGGCCAAGAAAGCCTCTTACGGGAGCTTATAAAACTTGCAGCTCTTGGAGAGAGAATTAAAGAATCAGAATTGAGAGAATGTGTGAGAGAAATTGCACTATCCGCTCAAAGTCATGTTAATCTTCAGGAACAAAAATGAGCTACGATTACAAAGTAACGCCGAAAACTGACGACACAGTGGATTTGCTCGTTAACGGCAAACACATCACAGTAAAAGGTGACTGGGCTAAAAAGCTCAAAACTAAAGCGCCTAAGCACACAGACGGATCGCCTCTCGCAGACCATATCCACGACTATGTTAAGCAGGTCGAGTTTCTAGAGCAACGCGATGAAATCAACTTCATCGAAACACCGGAAATGGTGAATGACTAGCCCCGACGAGCGTAAAGAACAAGTAACCCAAATCATCAAAATGATGGATGAAGGTGCGTCTGAACGTTCTGCTTGCGAAAAGGTTGGCATATCAAGAAACACATTCCGCTCTGCTGCTTTAAAGATGAATGCGTCCGACCAATACGCGAAAGCTTGCGTTGCTATTGCTCAAGACCAAGTAAATAAGATCGAAGAAGCAATAAATGACATGCGCAGTGGAGTTATTGACGCTGCAATGGCAAGAGTAGAGATAGACGCTCGCAAATGGACTGCTTCAAAACTCTTTGGTAGACAGTACGGCGAGAAAGTAACCAACGAACACACTGGCGCAGATGGTGGCCCGCTACAAGTGCAGCAAATCGATATGGTAATCATTGAGCCAAATGCAAAAGCTAAGGGTTGAGATACCTAAAGCCTTTAGACCTCTGCTATACCCAGCAAGGTATAAGGGTGCTTGGGGGGGGCGAAGGCGGCGCTAAGTCACACTTTTTCGCAGAGCAAATAGTTCTCCGTTGTTTTCAGAAGAAAACGCGCGTTGCTTGTATCCGTGAGGTACAAGCTTCGATTCGCGATTCTGTGCGTCAGCTTATTGTAGATAAGATCACGAAGCTCGGCCTTAACTTCAACTTTGAAATCCTTGAGAGCGAAATCAGGGGCATTAAAGGCACTTCATCTGAAGGGTCTCTTATAGTATTTAAAGGCATGCAGAGTTACAACGCCAACAACATTAAATCTCTCGAAGACTTTGATATAGCATGGGTTGAGGAGGCGCAGACGTTTAGCGAAGTGTCGTTGCGTATGTTGCGCCCGACAATACGCAAAGATGGTTCAGAGATTTGGTTCTCATGGAACCCGCGCCATGAAGACGACCCCGTTGACAAGTTCTTCAGGTCAGGCAATTCCCGCGATGGCATGGTTTCTGTTGGCGTTAATTGGAGTGATAACCCTTGGTTTCCCGAAGTACTGCGAAAGGAAATGGAGGACGATTATCGCATTGATGCTGGCATGGCTGATCACGTCTGGGGCGGCGGGTATGAACTAATCACAGAAGCCAGCTATTACGGTCGTTATATCGCAGCGGCTGAACGTGAAGGCCGTGTTGGACATTATCCGCACAACCCTGATCTGCCCGTGATGACAAGCTGGGACATTGGCGTGGATGACTACACCGCTATATGGTTTTGGCAAACAGACGGGGAGATCGTGTGGGCTGTTGATTACTATGAGGTTAGTGGTGACGGAGCCGAGCAGATTGTTGCGGTTGCATTGCCTGAGCTGCGGCCAAAGGGATATGTGATGCCTTTGGGGGCTGAGCCTTTAGGGCGCGATGAGCCATTCAAGTACCAGCGCCATTACTTGCCACACGATGTTAAAAATCGTGAGTGGGGGTCAGGTGCCAAAAGCCGTGTGCAAATCCTGCAAGGGCTTGGTGTCAGGCCGATCAATGAGGGAATAGCAGCAAACCCTGAAGACCGCGTTGCAGCTCTACGTGCATTATTCCCCATTCTGCACTTTCATGACTGTGCACGTGTTAAGCTTGGGTTGCAACGGCTACGCAGGTATTCTCGCAAGCACAATGAGCGCATGGGCGTTTACACTGGCGTTGAGCATGACATAAATTCGCATGCGGCAGACGGGGCAGGGGAATTCGCGATAAACTGCTCGATACGCCCTCCCGTCAAAGAGGAAAAGAAGAAGCGTCCCTTTGAAGATTATTATGATTCAGACGAGAGCAAGTCGGAAAGCTGGATGACTTTATGATCTATTGCATATTTAATTGCATATGTTATACATAGTGAGATCATAAAAGGTATCTCATGGCAGCGGGCGCACAACAGATATTAGATATTCCGTCAGAACCTATAGATTTAGGCAAGCTCAAAAAGGAATATACTAACTTTGCGTCTGTAAAAAACGCAGAGATTGAAGAGCGCAAGGAATCGCTCAAGTTCCGGCATGGTGTCCAGTGGACTGCCGAAGAATTGGCGATCCTAAAAAAGCGTAGACAGCCACCTGTTACTAACAATTACGTCGCCCGTAAGATTGATGGAGTTGTCGGAACCTTGCTTAGACTTAGGCAAGACGCTAAAGCCTTCCCGCGAACACCGTCACAAGATGAAGGAGCAGAGATTGCAACGGAGTGCATTCGATATGCATTAGATCGAGCCCGATGGCCTGATGTCGAGTATGCGGCGCTAGAGGATGCAGCGGTTTCCGGCATTGGTGTTGCAGCTTTTACTATTGAGCAAGGTGACGCTGACGATTCCGAAGTCGGGTTAGAGCGCATTGCTTCAGACCAATTCTTTTATGACCCTCGTTCGTTCCTTGCCGATTTTTCTGATTGCATGTATATGGGGGTAGCCAAGTGGCTTGACCTTGATGTCGCGCAAGAGTTGTTCCCCACATACCGCGAAGACTTGGAAGGCCTTGTTAATAACGGCAGCCTTGAAAGCTGGCAGCAATCGGAGCGTGAAAAGAACTGGGTTGACCCTACACGCAAGCGCCTGTTTGTCGTAGAGCACTGGTATAAGCGATCTAGTGTGTGGAGCGTGTGCTTTTATGCATCTGGTCTTTTGCTTTATGAAGGTGAGAGCCCGTTCGTGGATGAAAAGGGAAAGTCAACAAGTCGGTTTCGCGCTTTCTCCGGCTACGTTGACCATGACGGCGACAGATACGGCTTTGTACGCAATCTGAAAAGCCCCCAAATGGAAGTAAACATGCGGCGCTCGAAGGCTCTGCATATCCTCAACACACGCCGTTTTATGTACCGTAAAGATAGCGTAACCAACGTTGAGAAATTCAGGCAAGAGGCTGCCCGCCCCGATGGAATGATGGAATATGATGGCGAAATGCCTCAAGCCGATGATGGCTCTCGCACGACAGATATGCAGGGACACTTTGAGCTTTTACAGGAGGCCAAAGGAGCCATTGAGGGTTTCGGCCCATCTGCCGCCTTGCTTGGTGATGTTGGCAAGCAGCAATCTGGCCGCGCTATTGCATTGTTGCAGCAGACAGGGCTTGCAGAGCTCGGGCCTTTTATCAAGAACTACCGTGCATGGAAGCTGGATATTTACCGTGTGATGTTCACCAACATTCAGCGGTATTGGACAGGTGAGCGTTATATCCGTGTCACCGACAATGAGGAAATGGCCAAATTTATCGAGCTGAACCGTCTTGAGTTTGATGAGCAGGGGAAACCCACAATTGTTAATGCGCTCGGCTCCATGGACGTTGACATTATCATGGATGAGTCAGGCGACACGGTTAACACCATGGCTGATACCTTTGAATTGCTTGGTGTATTGGCCAGTGCTGGCAATCCCATACCACCGCAGATTGTTATCGAGCTTTCACCGCTCCCCGGCAGTGTTAAGAAAAAGGTTATCTGGATGCTTGAGCAGCAAGGCCAACAAGACCCGATGCTTGAACAGGCTAAAACCCTTGAGCTTGAGAAAGCGGAAGCTGATGTTGGCGCGACCAGAGCTAAAGGCCTTAAAGATTTTGCACAAGCTGCACAGACGCTTGTTGCCCCTATTCCGCAAGAGCTTGTTGACGTGCCTATGCCGCAACAGCCCATGCCAATGATGCCGCAGGAGGCAGGATTTGCCCCGCTGCCATTCTGAGTTCGTATGCTTCCACGATACGGAGCAATTAACGCAATCGACCGGCGATACAGGTCGTAACCGTGAGCACGACGAAACCGTGAAAGAGAAATACAATGTCTGAAGAAGAAATTAAGCACGACGATAATGCAAAGGATGAATTTGAAACAACATTTAACAGCTCATTTTTGAACGAGAAAGAGAATGTTGCGCCTTTTCAAACAGAGGAAGTAATTCCAGAGGCTGAAACAGGAAAGACAGAGCCTGAACCTGCAAAGGAAGCGCCAAAGGCTGAGAAAGATCACCATGTTCCTTTGCATGTGATGCTCGATCAGCGCGAACGTGCCCAAAAGGCAGAGCGTCAGGCAGAGCAATATCAACGTGACCTTGAAAACCTTCGCAGACAGTTAGAAGCAAGCAAACCTAAAGAGCAGGAAGAAATCCCAGATGCAATGATTGATCCTCAGGCCTATTCGGCATGGGTTCAGAAGCAGATTGATGCAAGGGTTAATGACTTCCAGCAAAAGCAACTTGCTCAGAAGATCGAATACTCGTTACAGAGTGCTCGTGAAACTGACCAAGAGCGATTTGATGCGGCTTATAATGCACTTGATCCAAGGGACACTGCAACAGTTAACCGGATTAAGAACGCTTACGATCCCGGCAAGGAGCTTATGCGCTGGTATGCACAGCAGGAAACTTTGCGGGAAACAGGGGGTGATATTCACTCGTTTAGAGAGAAAGAACGCGCTGCATTGCGGGAGCAGCTCAAGAATGATCCCGAATATAGGGCTGAAATTCTAGCGATGGCTCGTGCCGAAGCTGCGACCTCACCTCCCACACGACCTGCTCATAATGGGATGCCTTCGATTACCCGCGCCCCTTCTTCAAGGGGGACTACTAACCCAATGGCTGCAATGTCTCCACAAGAGGCCCATGCATCTAGTCTTAACTTAAAAAGGTAAGTAAATGGCCGCTACCGATGTACAAACCAACAACCGCGAGATAGTCTGGACTAACCAGATTATCCGCGAGTTTAACCGCGAGAACCTGTTTTCTCCATATTATGGCAACTCTACCCGCGCAATTATCCGAAACATTACGGATTTAGAGCGCAAGCCGGGGGAAGAAATCAACGTGCCTTTGATGGCAAAGATTGATTCAAAAACTGGCGTAGGTATTGGGCCACTGGTCAATAACGAAACCCGCCTTGACCTTTACGGGATGCGTATTCGGACAGATTGGGCGCGGAATGGCGTTCTGATCCCTGAATATGAGGAAAAAGTAACGTTTATGGATCTGGCCGACTTGGCTCGTGATGAGCTGTCCGATTGGGGCAATAACAAGCAGCGCGATGACCTTATTCGTGCGTTTCATTCGATCCCATCCGAAGCTCCTAGCCCTGATTGGAAGTCAGAAGGCGGCCAAACCGTTAACGGGATTCAGTATGCACAGGCAACAACCGCGCAGAAGAACGCTTGGCACAATGCTAACCAAGACCGGCTGCAATATGGTTCTGCTGTAAGCAACTTTGTGACCAGCAACCACGCTGCATCATTAGCTAACATCGACAGCACGAACGATAAATTCACCAAGGAATCCCTTGAGTTGATGAAGCGCCGTGCACGTAACGCAAAACCTAAGATTACCCCTTACAAGACAGAAGACGGCAAAGAGTGGTTTGTTGCTTTCGTCGGCTCTCGCTTGTTCCGCGATCTTGGCAATTCGCTTGCTTCTGTCGATCAGGCAGCCCGCGCCCGTGAAGGCGATGGAATGATGAAGAACCCGCTTTATGTCGATGGTGATTTGCTGTGGAGAGGGATCATTATCCGTGAGATTCCTGAAATGGACGATCTGACAGTAATTGCGGGTGCTGGCGCTTCTGGCATTGACGTTGCGCCCGTATTCCTTTGCGGTCAATCAGCGGCTGCTATTGCATGGTCGAAGATGCCTACTCCACGTCGTCGTAAAGAAGATGATTATGAAATGTGGAAAGGTGTTGGTCTGGTAATGTCTTACGGCGTTGCTAAGTTGGCTAAAATTCCAGCGGGTCAGACAACCCTCAAAGATTGGGGCGTTTTCACAGGCTACTTCTCTGCTGTAGCAGACGTTTAAGGAGAATAATTAACATGCCTACATTTCAAAATGCGCGGGAGAACTATGTTCAATCGCCTATATTCTTCCGTAGAAAGATTATCTTCTCTGAAAACGGAATTGTAAGCCTTGGGTTCGTTGCTGCACAGAGTGTTATTCGCGGCGGTGAGATTGCAGTGCGTACCGCTTTCAACTCTGGCACACTTAATACAATCAGTGTTGGGTTGCGCTTTATCGATGGCACGACGCAGCCCGCGGTTTACACTTCGGCGCAATCTCTAACTACTCCGGGGATTGTTAACTTCAATGCAATGGCAACATCGGCCTTTGTCTATACAGATGTGGACGCGGAGCTGATTGCTACAATCAACCAGACAGGTACAGCCTCAACGACAGGTGAGGCGTATATCCTAGTGAATGCAATCTCACGAATGGGGAGACGTTTATAATGGCTACTATCACCTATAAACCATCTTATGATGATGCTTCGGTTGTAACTTGGCTGGGAATTAATTTTCCAGCTAACAAGCCTGTTGAAGTCCGAAACAAAGAATTGGTTAAAAAAGCAAAAACTAATCCGTTCTTTGAAGTAGAAGACGACGATGTGGAAGACGCGCAAGTCGCCTCTTCGGAAGGTGAAGGGCCGTTTGATCGTGGCGTTGCAGCTGCTAAGGCTGGGAAGCCACGCAATGCCCCCGGTCGCTGGTCAGGCAACCGAAAGGGCGAAGAATGGCTTGAGGGATATGACTCTGTGAAAGAGGAATCGAACAAGGATGAGTGAATTTTACACTCGGAGCGATCTTGTTCTACGTACGCTGGGGAAACTCGGCGTGCGTGCCGCTGGGCAGACGCCTAACGCAGAAGATTACGACAATGTAGACGGGTATCTTGATGGAACACTCGCGGCATTGGCTGCGCGTGACATTGTGCTAGTGAATGATGCCGACGCTATCCCTGCCGCGTTTTTGAATGACATTGCCGCTTTGCTGGCTAAAGACTCAGCATCCGAATTTGGCGTTATGGCTGATGAAATGGCAAAGATTGATTCAGAGGCAGCGCAAGCAATCGTAAATCTGCGCATCATGCAAAGCAAGACAATTACCGGACAGCGTATGCAAGCGGAGTATTTCTAGTGGTATCAATACCCTTTCCTACAGGTTCACAGCCCGGCAGGAACGCTCAGGAGAGCGGGGGGAGACTTATCAACTGCTATGCGGAAGAACTAGGCAACGCGGCTGGCGGTGTGGCGGTTATACGATCAGCGCCGGGCTTGCTTGAGTTCGGAGACAGTGAGTTAACAGGGTTTAGAGGCCAGATCTTAATAGGCCAGCGCCTTTTCGCGGCCTTTGAGGACACGTTGGTTTATTTCAACAGCGCGGGAGCTGTTACAGTTGTGGGAGAGCTGCAAGGCACGTTGCCTGTGTTCTTCTCACGGAACAATCGCAGGCCAACCCCTGATGCGGTAGTTGTGACAGAGCTGGGCGCTTTTGAATTTACAGATACGATTATCACGCCTTTTGTCGATGGAGACCTACCTCAGCCTAACAGTGTTTCATTCCAAGACGGGTATTTCTTTTTTACCACGCAGGACGGCCTTTGTTATGCGTCAGGCTTGAATGATGTGACGGTTAATGCGCTTGATTTTACCAGTGCGGAATCTAATCCTGATGGGCTTTATCGGGTTATATCCTTTAGCCAGCAATTATACCTTATGGGTCCGTCTTCCATTGAGGTTTATTCAAACACAGCTAATGAGGTTGGCTTTCCATTCTCCCGAGTTACTACAATACCACGCGGCCTTATAAGCCCTTATGCGGTAACAGGCTTTGAAGAAGGTTTTGGGCGTTCAGTATGTTGGGTTGCAGATGACAATGCAGTTTATATGCTAAACGGCTACCAGCCTCAGAAAATATCAACGCCTATTATCGATAGTAATATTCAAGAGGTCGTTAATAAGATCTCTATTGAGATGTCATGTTACGTTGAAAATGGTCACGCTTGTATATCCGTTGATATGCCTGAACATTCATGGATTTATGATCTTTCTTCGCAAGTCTGGCATGAGCGCAAGAGTTACTTTCAAGAGCGGTGGAGAGCAACGGGGAATAGTGTTTTTGGCTTTGGCAGATGGCTAAGAGGTGATATGCTTTCAGGTGCAGTAATGCATATTACTGAAACCACACGCACAGAAGGTATCAACCCCTTGCCTGTTATCATCGAAAGCGGAGAGTCGCAGCAGTTCCCAAGTGGGGCTATTATCCCGCGCGCTGACTTTGACTTTGACAAAGGGACTGGCCGGGCAACCGGCATTGATCCTATCGAGCGTAACCCTTTGTGTGAAATATCTTGGTCTAATGACGGCGGCGAGCAGTTCAGCGATCCTGTGCAGCGCGAGATAGGGCAGCAGGGGATAACAAAGCAGCGGGTTCACGTCACGCGCACGGGGTTTTCATCCGGCAACGGAAGGCGTTGGCGGATTGTGGTTTCAGATCCCGTTTATGTGGGATTTCTGGGCGGTGACATGACAGCTATTCCGAGGTCTCGATGAAAATAACGGCTCCGTTCCCTCAGCCACAAATCCCGCCGATTAACCCTGATACGGGGTTATTTACGCGCGAGTGGTATGAAGCATTGAGTGCAGTTTACCGCCTTCTGCAAGGGCTTAACTTTACGCAAGGTGTTGGCGATCCAGAAGGGGTTGTTACTGCCCCAGTTGGAAGCCTCTTTGTGCGATCTGATGGCGGGGCTGGAACAACACTATACGTCAAAGAAGCGAATACAGACGCGACGGGTTGGGTCGCAAAGTGAGGTAATATGGGACTTTTCGACCTTTTCTCAAGTGGAAACGAAAAAGCAGCTTCTGAACTACAGCGTAGCGGTCTTGATAAAGGCTGGAACCGGTTTGCTAAGTTCTCTGGCAAGGGGCTGAATGAATTTACCAATTACAATAACATGGCATACAATGAGTATGACAAGTTAAACCAGCTCGGCGATCAAGGAATTTCAGCTTACGGCAATGCTCTTGGGCTGAATGGCGCGGCGGGGTCACAGTCTGCATTGCAGGGCTTCCAACAGCAGAACCCCGGTTACGGATTTGCGATGGATCAGGGGTTAGACGCTCTTGACCGCAGGGCGGCTTCGCGCGGGATGCTCAACAGCGGCAACACTTCGGCCGATACGTTGCGCTTTTCGCAAGGATTGGCAGATCAGAATTGGCAGCAATATATCGCTAACTTGGCTAATACCGTGGGCGTGGCTCAAAATACTGCGGGCGCTCAGGCAGGGATTAGGCAGGGACAGGGGCAGGGCAACCTTGCCACTCGTCTTGTGCAAGCTGACACGGCGAACCAACGCGAAGTCGGGAAAGCTAATGCTACAGCCAACTATCAGTTGAGCAAAGACCAGACGGGAGCAAACGTATTAGGAGCTGCCGGGCTTGCATCTAAAATTATTGGAGGGCTATTCTAATGCCAGTCCCAGTACAACAGGTTAATTGGGGAAATCAGCCTATTGTTGATGTTTCCAAGCTGTATGACGGATTCCAGCAGGGGCGCACAGACGCGCGGAACAATCGCGTTGCGGACAATCGACAGGAAGCTTTATCGTCGTTGCCTATGCGGCCTGATGGGAGCGTTGATTATGGTGCGGCTGCGACTAAATTGCTTCAAGTTGGTGATTTGCAAGGGGCGCAGTCCTTTGCTCAGCTGGCCGATACGCAAGCACAACGTGGGTTCCAGCAGCAGCAGTTTTCAGCGCAACAATCCAACGCTGATCGTGCTTATGGGCTTCAGGAGCGTGCATTGAGCGCGAAGCCTGTTCCAACAGGGTATCAGCAGACGAGTAACGGTCTGGCTCCTATCCCCGGCGGCCCTGCCGATCCGGATGTTATACGCGCACAAGCGGCGGCAAAAGGTGCTTCAAGGGTTGGAAGTGGGGCGAATGGCGGGCGCATCTCATCAACCACAGAAAAGGCTATTCTTGAAGCAGACCAAGGCATTCAAGAGGGTCAAAGCGTTATTTCGAACCTAGATCAGGCGTTAACCTTGAATGACAAGGCCTATTCCGGCTTTGGCTCGACTGTTGTGCCGTGGGTTGATCGTAACCTTGGGCCGCTAGGCGGTGATAAACTCGGAATTACCGATAGCGCAAGAGGGGCAGCAACCACAGATTTTAACAATCTGATAGGTACTCAGGCGCTTGGAAGCCTTAAAGCTATCTTCGGGGCTGCTCCAACGGAAGGAGAGCGGAAGATTCTTTTAGAGCTGCAAGCCTCTGTCGATAAATCCCCTGCCGAAAGAAAGACCCTTATCGAACGCGCGCGTGATTTGGCACAAAAACGCATCGAGTTTAATAAAGGCACGGCGGAAAGGCTTCGCTCCGGGACGTATTACCGCAATGAGGGTGCGCCCGCTCAAGCAGTGCAGCAGCTACCTACACAAGCTCAGTCCCAATTCCAGCAGGGACAGATCCGGCGCACTAAGTCCGGCGCACAATTCCGATATAATAACGGCCAATGGGAGCCTATCCAGTAATGGCAGATGCAGCTTATATCAGGCAGGGTTTAATTAATCGCGGCCTTCCAGAGCATGTTGCTGATGGTTTTGTGCTTAACTTCCAAGACGAGAGCGGGCTTAACCCCGGTATTAACGAGCGTAATCCTACAGTTCCGGGGTCGCGTGGGGGATACGGCCTTGCTCAATGGACGGGGCCGCGTCGGCGTTCTTATGAGCAATTCGCGGCGCAAAATGGCGTTCAACCCGATGATCTCGACACTCAACTTGATTTTGTTGTGAATGAACTCGGTGGAAGCGAACGGCGAGCGGCAAACAATATCTATGCCAGCACAGACAGAGGGCAAGCAGCAACAGCAATCGCCCGTGATTATTTGCGGCCAGCTCCACAGTATTTGCAGGAACGGGTAGCGAGATACAACAATTCCCCTCCTGTTAACGTTGCTCCAAATGGCGAAGAATGGGACGACTCTCTTGAATCTGCCCAGAATGTAGACGTTGCGCCTAACGGAGAGGAATGGGACGATACGCCTGTTGCGCCTTCGGAGCCTTTAGCCGCTCCTGTCCCTTCTCAATCATCATTAACGCCACAACAGCGCATAGCGCAAGGCTTTGAAGGTCAGACACAACGTGCCCCCACTTGGCAAGCGGGGACGGTTGAACGTGGGCAGGAAGAACTTGGGAGACGCTTAACAGCCAGTGAATTGCAGGGGATCAATCAGGTCAATGCCGCCGGACAGGGATTTTATGCCAATTTTCTTGATGAACTAGGCGGTGGCGTGAATGCAGTAGGTGAGACTATTGGCAAGGCCGCAACAGGTCGGTTTAATGAGATTAGCCCCGCTGATGATTACGCTCGCACCGCTGATGCTATCAACGACAGAACGTCACGCTTCGCAGCAAGCAATCCTATTGAAAGCACCGCTTACCAGATAGGAGGGGCGCTGGCTTCGGCTCCTTTCACCCCGGGGGTTGGCGGCGCTAATGCTGCGGTAGCCGCAGCTCGGACAGGTGCAGTTTACGGCGGTATCGCTGGCGTTGGGGGTGCAGAAGGTGGACTTGACCAACGGCTAGAAGGCGGTATTGAAGGCGCGGCATTAGGCAACGTGGCTGGACGCGTCGGGAATAGGGTTATTCAAGGTGCTGCGGCTGGTTTGGGCGCGGCTGGCAGGTCTATATCTGCGCCTTTCCGGGGCACTGTTAATTCAGAACAGGAAGCGGCCCGTCGTGTTGCCAGTGCATTTGGTGGGAGTGCGGGTGTTGGTGCCGCCGCTGATGATTTGGAACGCGGATTATCTGAAGGCGTGCCCCTTATTGCCGCTGATGTTGGCGGGGAGAGTAGCAGAGCGCTTGCCCGCTCGGCAGCTAACACTTCTTTAGACGCTCGCCAAGCACTGCAAACGGCGGTTGAAGGGAGGTTCGAAAACCAGTCCGAACGATTATCTTCTGCTATTCAGGACATTACAGGTTCATCGGGTGACACCGCAGCGCGTCGTGTTTCGCTCCAAGAAGCGGCAAGAGCTGCAAACCGTCCAGCTTACGTTAAGGCTTACCGCGAAGGCAATGTTCCGATTTGGGATGAGACAACACAGCAAATTTCTTCCGCTCCAGTTGTTCAAGATGCCATACGCAAGGCTACACGTACAAGTGCGAACCGCGGCGCTATCCAAGGCGATGCCCCCTCATCGAACCCTTTTGTTATCCGTGGCGGGAGGGTCGAATTAAGTGGTAAAGCTCAGCCTACATTGCAGTTCTGGGACAATGTTAACCGCAATCTAAACGATGCTTACAGCTCGGCCAATAGGGCTGGGCGCAACAGCGAAGCCGCTGACATTATCCAGCTCAAGAACGCTCTGACATCCCATTTAGACGAGATTGTGCCTTCGTTTAAGTCTGCCCGCGCGGGCGCTTCGGAAGCCTTTGGTGCGCAAGATGCTTTAGAGGCTGGTCAGAAATTTGTGCGCTCTAATCTCGAATTAGCTGAAGCGCGTCAGGCTTACGCCAAACTAAGCCAGCCGGAAAGGGAGCTTTTCAAAGAAGGTTTTGCTAACAGTCTTGTTGAGCAAGTTAACTCAGTGAGTGACAGAAGAAATGTGATAAATAGCATATTTTTATCTTCCCCAAAAGCGCGGGAAAAGATAGAAATGGCTCTTGGAAAAGAAGGTGCAACAAAGATAGAATCCCTTCTAAGATTAGAGAATATGCAAAATATCACACGTCAAGCAATCGGCGGTAATTCGACCACCGCCCGCCAATTGGCTGAACTTGGCATTGCGGCGGGTGTAGGGGCTGGGATTAATTACAATGATCCTTTCAGCGTCAGAACCGCGCTAACCGGGGCTTTGTTATATGGCGCGCGGCGCGGTCAAGTCCGAATTAATGACAAGGTTGTCCGGCGTGTCGGAGAGCTTCTTGCAAGTGGCGATCCGGCTTCCCTGCGGCGTGTCCAACAGCTAGTCGCGGGCAATAAAACATTGTTAGACGTGGTGAGAAACGCCGAAACCTCCATTGCCGAGATTGCCGCCCGGTCAGTTAATCATGGCGGCCCGGATGAATCACAAAACCCAAATATCACCATAACCCCTAGGAACCAATAATGGCGGGTATTTACTGGACTAAATCGCTCACCCAAGAGCTCAATAATAACGGGGAGCCTATCATCGGCGCTCGATTGTTTTTCTTTGAGGCTGGCACAACCACACCACTAATCACTTATCAGGATTACACACTTGCAACGCCACACCCTAACCCCGTTAGGACAGATTCAAACGGGCGTTGGCCTAACGTGTTCATTGACGACGAGAACGAGTTTTACAAGTTCCGCATCACGTCCCCCAGCGGCGTTACATTAGCCACTGCCGATTATATCCCACTATCTCTGACGGGGGGCGGTGGGGGCGGTGATCCTGTGCCGCCAGTAGACCAGACCGCACTTGCTCAAACTGGCGATGAAAAGATCAGGTTCGACACTGGGCCTATATCTGGCTGGGTTCGAGAAAATGGGCGCACAATTGGCTCATCGACATCAGGCGCTACCGAACGCGCAGACGCAGACACACAAGAGCTTTTTGAATACCTTTGGAACAAGAACTTATCTTTCCTTGCGGTTTCTGGTGGGCGCGGCGCTTCCGCCGTAGCCGACTGGACAGCAAATAAAAGCATCCAACTCCCAGACTCGCGCGGCCGGGTTCTCGCTGGTCTAGATGGCATGGGGGCTGGACTTGCTGCTCGGATAACAGCTCAAAGCATCACAGGAAGCGGGACAGGACCTAACATTGTTGGTTCCGGTGGAGGCGCAGAAACAAACACCTTAACTATCTCTGAAATTCCTGTTCACGATCATGGCGGTGGAACGGGAGAAGCGGGCGCTCATACTCATACCCTCCCCAAAGCGACGGGATCGGGCGGAGGTAACGCAGCCAACAACGGGCCTCAAGACGGTGTTCAGGTGTATGCCACAAGCTCAGCAGGAAACCATGTTCACATTATACCGCCTGCAGGCGGTGGCCAACCACATAACAATATGCCTCCATTCACCCTTCGCACAATTTACATAAAGCTTTGAGGTAACATGTACAGCGGTTATTTAGATACAGTAACAAACAAGTCCGATTGGAATACTACAATTCAGATTGTAGATTCTGATTCTGATGAACCTGTTGATTTAACGGGTGTCGACGCATTTATGCAAGTTGTTTCATGCCGTGAAGGATACCCCCATCATTCAAATCATGGGTATGGTTATGATTACGGATCAGGGTCATGTGGTCCGCGCTTATCTGGAAGCACAGAAGACGGGCGCTTAACGTTATCATCCGAGGGAATTATCTCATGGTCATATCCTGCAAGCGTGATGAATGCGCTATGCCCGCGTACGTACGATATTGGCATTATCTTAAAAAAAGATGATCAAACCACTCAATTATTTCTCGGAAAAGTAACCGTACTCGATGGAGTTGTAACTAATGGCCTTATTTAGCACTGGCGGCTCTAGCCTAAAGTTCCGCGTCCTTCCTCAATTCCCCGCCAGTGTGGAAGGTGACAACGGGATAGTTGTTGAGAAAACAGGGGCAACGTTCCTTATCAAGGACGACTTCGACACTCTATCAGATTTAGGGACAGCCGATGATCTCGTAAACTACCGGATGAAAATTTACGATAGCGTCAACCGAGTTTATTACAATATATCCCTTCTTGATGCCATTTCGGTTGATTTTATTGCGCCGTCTGTAGCCTCCCAAGGAGAAGCCGAAGCGGGGACTGATAACACCAAAATCATGACACCGCTTCGTGTCAAACAGGCAAATGACTATCAGCTCCCGATCCTCATAGATGAAGGGGTGCAAGACAAAATAGACGATGGGACAATTTTCAGCACGGCGAGTGGTGAAGCGTATGTCGATGAGCAGGTGCCTATTATTGCTACACCAATTGCAATTAAAAAGGCCAATGAAAGCACGTTAAGGAAGTATTGGGCCTCCGCTGGCAATGCAACGGCAAATACCATTCAGATTTATGACAGCCGGAACACAGACGTTAAACATAGGGCTTTTGGGTCGCACGTTCAATTACCCAACGGGCGATGGATGGCTTGTTACCGTCTTGCAAACGGTCACGCTACGTCCGATATTGGCTCTATCGGGATGCTTGTAACAGATAAGGAATACACCCAGCTTTTAACAGAGCGTCAGGTGATAGTTCCGGGGGCTGGTCGCACGTTCAGCGAAGCAACCCTTATTCTTTTACCTTCTGGGAGTGTTCTTCTTCTAACCTCCGATGTTGATGCTACAACGAACTATAGCGATCCACTTGATCCGAAGCCCACAATCATTCGGCAGTTTTATTGCCGGAACCCTACGGAACCAGATCCTGATGATATTGTGTGGACGGAATCAACCCCGGTGTTGACTAACCCGGTTAGCTATTGCCGCACACGCGCCGCTGTTGGACTTGTCCCCGGCGATGATAAGAATTTATTCGGGTTCACGGCTTTCAGGGCACTTAACGCAGTTGGGCCGCTGGTTAACTCTCGGAAATCTCTTTGGGTTGGAGAATACGATCCCATCACAGACAGCTTAATAAACTGGACTGAAAAAACCATTGTAGAGGGCACAGAAGGTTTATCCGAAGCAGGAATAACATTCGCAACGGAACTGCATGGACTTGCGGCGTTCCGTGGGAGAGGGGGTACAAATACCCTTAGTATCTATAAAACCTCCGACAACCTTGCAACTCCTGCTGTTTATGTCGGTGATATTCCGGGATACGATAACGACGTTGCGCCGGATCTTCGCCTGAAATATATAGACAATGAGCCTTTTGTGTTCATTAACTTTAATAGAAGATTCTCTAGTGAAGACACCATTATTACACGGTGTTATCGTTTCTGGGATTTATTTGGCGGTAATCTCACTACATACTCCGAAAAGAAGTCACCTGCTATTTTCGCGGGGGCTTCCGGCTATGGGAATGGGTTCTTCGCTGATAACGGCGATTTAGTTTATTTCGTGCATAAGGAATATGCGGCGGGTGCTGGGCCTGACCAGTGGCCTACAGGTAATAACCCCGGCCCGACTGATCTTTACATCATTCGCTATTGCCCTGATAAAATAGCGGAAGGGCCATATATTACGGTTCCACGTATTGATGCAGCAAGCACACCCGGTACAAATACTTATGCTGCTAATCAGAGAGTGTGTGACGCTTACATTAAAGGTCGGGAGTGCACAGCGCATTTCCAGATTAAACTTGCTTCGCGTTCAGGCGCGGGCGCAGCATTCATTGCTGACCTTCCATTCCCTGCGGCGGTGGGGACAGGGGTTATTCGTTATGTTGCTCGTGTTCGACCTGCAAATTACACTAACGCCTCTATAACCACATCAGCAGGAGTAGAGTTCGGGCAAGGGCATTGGGCTGAACTGATCCCGCAAGATCAGAGAATTTACCTATACAAGCAGACCTCAAGGAATGCCGCACTTGTTCAACTCTCAGAGCTTGATAACGACTATACAATATGGCTTTCAATAACTTACCCTATCGCTGAAACGAGATCATAACATGCCCATAAGAATTGATGATGCTGACGGTATTATTCGCCAGATAAACACGAATGTTACCACGAATGAGAATGGGGAGCTGCACACGTATGTAACAGCTGCGGGCGGGTCCGGCACAAGCGCCAGTCAGGTGCAGGGTATACAGGCAAGTGCTACGACAAATAGCGGGAACCCTGTAAAGGTTGGTGCTGTTTTTATGACAACAGCGCCTGTTTACACAGATGGGCAATTTGGCGATTTGCAAATGACCGCCCGAGGAATGCTTGCAACCGCTATCGGATTTTCAGGAACTGGTGGCACCTTTGCCGCTGGGCTTGCTGACAACGTAGCTTCTGTTGCAGCCAGCGCGACTGTCAACGCATTAAAGGTGCTCAGCCGAAATACTATTTCCGATGGAACGAATTGGTATCCGATGCCGGGATCCGCAACAGGAGTTAATATCGTTGATGCCCCGACAGGATCGGCAGGGCAAGCCTTGGCAACAACTGCTAATGCCGCGGTGGGCGCATCATTGGTTTTGAAGGCAAGTGCAGGAAACCTGTATGGTTTTAATATCGTGACGGGAGCAAGCGCAGGTTATCTCATGATATTTGACGCCACAAGCGCGCCTGCTGATGGCGCAGTAACACCCAAGCGCTGTATTGCAATCGCTGCAAATACCAGCATTGACAGAACATTCGGGAAGCCTATCCGGTTTACATCTGGAATTACGCTCGTTTTTTCCACAACAGGCCCCTATACAAAAACAGCTTCGGCAACAGCATTTTTAGCAGGGGAAGCGGTATGAGCGGGGGAATTGTTTCGGGTCTTAATAATATTCCAGCCAGCCAATTCGTCCAAGATGAAGCTTTAACAGTTGCACAATTGCATTCTCTTTATCCTCCTGCGGCGGGGAACCAGTACAAATATGCGCGGGTGAGTGATCTATTCTCGGAGGCTGGATCGTCTTATATGGGGGGAATCGTCGTGAATGATACGGGAACCGGCTGGGTTCCTGTTCGTGCTTTGCGTATGAACAACGTAGCATTTAACGGAAATCAGGCGCTTACGTTCACCTCACTTCTAACGCCGCCTATTATCGAGTTGACGGGAACGGCTACATCGAACAGAACCTACACGTTATCATCGCTTTACGCAGCGAACGGTTCTGAATTTACGATTAAAAACAATATGACTTTGGGCCTTTTTGGGATAAACCTTTCTGGCTTGTCCGGTCTTTTGGGCTTGTTAGGCGGGTCAAGTACGCGCGTTGTTTTCAACGGCACGATATGGAAGCAAGCCTCATAAAAGGATGAAAAAAATGTCAGTTGTTCAAGTTGGTGATGAGTTTTTGAACGGTCGTCTTGTTGTTCTGGAAGTGGACACAGCCGGAAAGGTTAAAGCGTACAGCATTGAGTTGGGCGAAGTGGGAGAACCTCTAACCTTTACGCTAGATGTCCCATTGACCATTGAGCAGTTGCTAGCGCTTCTAGCTCTTTTGGGCATTTCGTAATATACTAGGGCGGGGAATTAATTCCCCGCCTTTTAAATTTAGGAAGGTCTCGGATGTTTACATTGTCGATGCTGACGGTTGATAAGCTGCAACAAATGACTGGCGGCAAGCCTAACATCTCAAATATGCAATCAATCATATTGTCGCTGCATGAGTTTGGTGAGCGGTATGGATTAGACCAGCCGCACCGGTTGGTGCATTTTCTCGCTCAGCTGATGCACGAAAGCGGCGGGTTCCGCTATGACCGTGAAGTGTGGGGGCCGACTGATGCGCAAAAGCGTTATGAGGGGCGGCAGGACTTAGGCAACACTCAGCCGGGGGATGGCTCTAAGTTCCGTGGATACGGCCCTATCCAGCTTACAGGTAGGTCTAACGTTGAGGAATTTTATCTCTGGTGTATTGATGCCGGTCTGGAGCCGCCTGACTTCACGCAAACGCCGAACCTGATTAACACAGACCCCTATGAGGGGCTTTCAGCAATCTGGTACTGGGACAAGGGCAATCCGACAGGGAAAAGCCTAAACCTCTACGCGGACAAGAACGACATTGAGAACATCACGCGGCGCATTAATGGCGGGTTGAATGGATATTCGGATCGGCTACACTGTTATGACCGTTGCTCTCTGTCATTGCTTGGGTTCCCACATTACAGCGTCCAAGAGTTCCAGCGTTCGGTCGGCATTAAAGCCGATGGAATATCGGGCCCTGTAACTCGATCTGAAATGCACAAAGCTCTGGTCAAAATGACCTTGGTTGAAAACCGTAGCGACGGGGTTCAGAAGTCTCCGGTTGTGGATGAAAAACCCGTTGCTGTTGAGCCAAAGGGCGTTGATAACCCGATTCCGGCCATTGTCACCACGGGCATTGCAGTCGGCACTCCCGTTTTAACCTCTGTATCTGGCCTTGATTGGCGTGTGCAGCTCGTTCTCGCTCTGGCTGGTGTTCTGTTCGCGGGATACTTCATGTATGAACGTATTCGCATGGCGCAGGAATCGAAGGAAATCAAACTGGCAATCAAAGAGGGCGCGCTGTGATGGGCGTTATTGCTTGGCTGACAGGATCCACACTAGGCCGATGGGCAGCAATCCTTGCGCTCGGTGTGGGCTTTATATGGTTCGTGTTCCGCATAGGGGTTAGCTCTGGCTCCGATAAAATACGCATGAAGCAAACTGCCGACTCTCTCGCAAACGCAATGAAAAGGGTAGCTGAAAATGCACAAGTTACTAAAATGTCTCGTGACCAGCGCCGCAATGCTCTTGATAGCTGGATGCGCGACTAACTCCGGTAATTCATGCGCTGGGTGGGAGCCGATTTACCCGTCGAAGCAGGATGTCATGACGGATGAAACCGTTAGACAAATCTTAAGCCATAATCAATTCGGGCGGGCGACATGCCAATGGAAACAACATTGAACCACCCGCACGAAATATCAAAGCTTGACAATCGAATAACGGTTGTTGAGCAGAAGGTGGGTTCGATTGATAACTCGCTTACTAACCTTCGCGGGGATGTAAGCAATCTTGATTCTAAAATGAGTTCGAGATTAGATCAGATAGCCACCAAAATAAATGAGGGGCAAAAGCCACAATGGAGCCTACTGCTACAAGGGCTTGGCATTCTTCTGGTGTTGATAGGCGCTCTCTTCGGTTTGGGTGTCCTGCCGATAAATCAAACACTTGTTCGCCAAGACAGAGATATATCAGCCCTTCAAACTCAGTTATCCCGCTCGGATGCCAGCAATCTTAGTGTCGCGGCCTTTAAGGATTATGCTGCTCAAAAGGAAAACGATAAGATACTATTCCGCGCCGAAAACTCAGATAACTTCAAGAAACGGGACGAGGAAATAAAGACGATTAAAGCAGACCAAGTGCCTAGGAAAGAGCACGAACGTGTGTGGCTTAGTTATGACAGAGAACTAGACGCTATAAAAATTAGAATATCATCGGAATCTGCGGACATTCAAAGGCAGATGGATGAAATAAAACAAAATACAGCGTCTGTCTATAATCAGAGAGATATAATTCAACAGCTCATTGCTGGGCAAGAGAAGTTAAAGGATGAGGTGTCTAAAATTAAAACGACACCGTAACGCCGCCGCCCCACTTGCTTATGATATTGGTTCTAGCGTTTGGCTTAACGCATTTACCGTATACTCCTGCCCTCGAAAGTTTAGCTCTTGCAGCCTCACATGAGGGCAAAGAATCGAACGTCACGAAGGTTAGGCCGATCACAAGAAACCACATCACCAGCCATGCTTTCTGAGGACTTCAGCGGCTATCTTGCCAGCGGCCCCTCCTAGGTTCTCAATCTCAGAAAGAGCGTCTTGGAAGTCGTCGCATACTTCAAGTTGGTTCCCCGTTGCAATCGTTACGGGTGCTCCGAATTCGCTTTCTACATGGAATGGATTGCCCTTTATCGCCTTGGCAGGCTGCTCAAAAACAATCGTTGTGTACTTGTTGTCACTCATTCTCCCCCCTCCTGCAACAAAATCACCGCTGCTGCGGCATATACGATCACGCCGTAAAGCTCGTGGATGGCCTTTTCAACATCTTCGTTCTTAGCCATTCGCGTTGCCTCTTGGGCTTTCTTCATCACCTGGAATGTGTGACCTGCAATTGTTCCGTCCTGCATCCGCGCGATTTCAAGGATCGGCTGTTGGATAAACGGTTTCCCGTTAGCGTGGCGCTCGTTGCCTTTGCCTGATGCGGCTTGCTCATATGCTTCATCGAGAACGGCGCGCAGGGGTTCGTAATTGCTCTCGTGCTGGCACTCTCGTTTGATTGCTTCCTTTTGCTCCGGTGTTTGAAGGGAAGACAATCCGATGTCAGGAAAGTCAGGGGTATCTCCATACATGAGGCGGGCTGGTTCGTCGCTCCCGCAATCAAGTTCCTCGATGGCCTCGCGCACAAGGTCTTTTTCAGGCGAGGATCGTCCAGGGTGAAAAAATAACCCGTTTTCGCAAAAATATGATTCTCGTCCACTGTCATCGAATATCCAGTTCCCGCTTCCTAATTTCTGTGCCTTTCTATGAACGACACCGCGCCCATCAACATAACTCTTTCCTTCTTCAATCTTCAGGGCAGTTTCTTCGTCTGCCCACTCGGCCACAATGTCTTCAGGGCTATGATCGGTGAGTAAACAAACACCTGAACCGTAGACATACCACCACGCCCCAGTTTCCACTGATCGGACATACCATTGCCGCCCGCCGACTCCATTGGGCATCCACTTCACGATGACCTTCTTGCCCTCACGCGTCCGGTAAAACTCTTCGTCTTCTAATTGTATCGTCATTGCAAAATATCTTTCTCGAAAAATTAGATGATGTCGTCGTGGTGCGGAGCTTCCATGATCTCGCCCGTTTCAGGATCGTGTTCAGGAATGAGGGCCGCGTGTTCGATCGTGACGGGTTCACGCTCTGCTGGCGCGGATGGAACCGCGTTCAGTTTTGCTGCCGCTCCACCGCGCTTTTTGGTGGGCGCTGATGCGGGCTTATCAGTTGCCGCGTCCTGATCCTGATCGAAGGCATAATCCTCGTCTATGCGCTCGACAGCCTGATGAAACGCGGCTCTGTCATTTGATGATGGCAGGTATTTGGACAGACGACGAAACACAGTCTTTCGCGCCATCTCTGACCAGTCTGTTGACCACGGCGTTGATTTGATCTTCTGGGCCTTGAACGCCTTGTATGCGTCCGAGCGGTCGCGGATGCGGTTCACGTCATCCAAGGTCATTACCTCGTGGACGATCCCGCCATCTTTCAAAACGGCCATGGCATAGACCGCATAAGCCTCGCCTCTGGCCGCGCGCATGTTGATCTCATGCTTGATCGGCGCGTCGATGTCGGTTGGTGAGTATGAGAACACGTCTGCCTCGCGGGCGATCTCAACCACGATAGATTTGATTTCGCCGCTCTGATAAGCCAGCTTCAGCAGACCGCGCATCATGGGGCGATATTGCACGTCGCCGTTATAGTCCACGACAAGGGCGGCTTCGCGGCCATCAAGAATGAGTCCATCGGCGGCGGCTTTGGTGCAAGCGGCCAGCAGTGATTGCGGGTTTTTGACCTTCTCAATATTCCGCGTCAAGGCTATGGCGGTCTGCGCGGTTCGGATGAACCTGTCTGCGGTGATGTGTCCTGGCAGTGCTTTGGCAAACTCAGGCTTCATCTTGCTGACGTGATCGCGCAGGGTGAGCGCGCCTTTTTCGATGGTGGTCACGGCGTTGGTCATTGGTCTGTCCTTAAGATTGTGTCGGCTCGTTGCCGGATGCGTTCGTGTTCACAGATGATGAGGTTGGTGAGAACCTTCTTTGCCTTGGGTCTTCGCTCTGGCGACATGCGATAAAGATATGCTGCCAGCCAGAACCGTTGCGTCTCTTTCTCCAATGCGGTCATGCAGCTTCCTCCTGCGGCGCGTCTGTCAGGCGGTATGCCCAACGCTGGAAGGAAAGCTCTTGCACGTCGTCTGGATATCCAGGCCATACGCCAGTTTTCTCGCACTCGGCATACACAGAGAGGGACTTGCGCATGATCGCGCGGCCTTCATCCACAATGGCGGGCGGCAATTCATAAAGTGCGAACAGGAATGGATCGGTCTTCTCGACCACCAAAAACGCGAAGGCTTCAACAGGCTGACCGGACGCGATGCCGCCGTCTGTGTAAAAGGCTTCCTGCGCGTGGTATCCGTAATTGACCACGCTGCGGGTGAACGCATCGGGGTGCGCGCTGGCTGATGTCTTTACGTCAAGGATCATCGCCAGATCAGGGCGGTAAAGATCATCGCGCTTGCGACAAAGGACTTTCGTTTCGTCGTCAATCCAGTAGGTCGAATGCTCAATCTTAGACTGCTGACTTTGAATGATCTGGTTCAATCGCGGGTTGGCGTGGATCGTGTCGCGGATGATGAGCATTGCGTCATAGTCGGAAGCTGTCAGCAGCAGCTTCTTTTCCATCTCGGCATAGGCTTGCATGTCCTTCCACTTGTTGCCGCGTCTGTCGTCAGGCCCACGAATGACGCGCTTCTCGAACGTCTCCGGCTCTAAGACAGCGATGTGTCCGGCTTCGCCAAAAGTGAAATATGTTTCTTCCTTGCGCGGCGCATAAGCATAATGCGCAGGTGATTTCTCATGGATTGTCCAGAGGCCAGTTTTCGAGATACCCGCTCCCGCGTGGTAATCGTCGTTTGAAATGTCAGGATAAATACCTGGCTGCATGTTGATCGCTCCGATGCGTATCTGTTGTGATATTCGCACCGTAATAGATCGAGAAAGGGGTGTCAATACGTTTGTTGTGAAATTCACATTGACAGGGAAGCGAAAGCGTGGCAAGTTTTTATCAGGTTCGGCCAGCTAGCGGTGCCGTAAAACACTAGCAGACTGGGAGCCGGGGTTTTGTTTTTTCCCTCGATAGTATGGATGATGAAAGAGCGTGTTGTGGTATCCGCATTAGTACGGCAATACTGTGGCTCTGCTGTCCCGTTCTCATCCGCGCTTGACCAGTCAATTTTCCCACCCGCAAAGTTTAGCCCGATGGGATAAAGATATATTTCTGCAAATCTCTACTAAAACTCAACTAAACTCTATGCAATTTATTGATTGGCCATCTTGTTGATACCAACAAAAAGGTCATAACATACCGCGAGAATGCTCGATATGTTCCAAAATATACCATATTGCCAACGTCGGCAATATGGTCAGCGAACTGTTTCCATTTTGGAAACGGTTGGAGTGGTCGTTTCCGAAATGGAAATAACCACCCTGATAATCAAGGAATAATAGCCAGAACCGGAGTGGCCGTCACAAGCGAGGTTTCTGCTGTCTCGTTCGTGGCTGAACATCGGATCAGGGCTTCACCTGTCTTGCGCGCGCTCGACCTTGGCGAATACCTGCGATCCGTCCTTTATCCTGCAAATGGATAGCGTACCAATGGCTGCCGGTTCCACACTGTCTGTGTGGCCGAACAAGACAACCGCGTCATCCCAGACAGACAACGCACCAGAAGATGCACGAATTTGTGCAGCTATGACTTTGCCATTGTGACTTTTGATTGCGGCCTGCGCCCTATCAATCACGCTTTGAGGTAGGGGCTTTGGCTCGGAGAGTTTCTTTAGGTATCCGCGTTCATCAATGATGGCGGCAAGCAAGATGCGTGTCGGCTGGCCGTCCAGATCAATCGCAACGCCTGCATGGCTTAGGACTTCACTGACGGATACCCCCAGGAACAACGCAATGCGACTGGCTTCCTCCATCTTCATCTTCCGCTTTCCCGCCAACATCCGAGATGCCGCCGAGGGGTCAATGTCAAGGTGCCGCGCAAGACCGCGCACTGTTTTTTGCTTACTTTCCAGGGTTTGCAGAAACCAGTTCCTATCAATTCCCTCAGCAGTTTCCATTTTCCACCACGCAGTCGGACGAGAACGGGGCGGAACGTTGCACATTTGGCAACAGGGCGCAAGGATGCGCGGTGATTAGGCAGTCAGCAAGGGAAATTGTTAATCGCACGTGTTTGTCAGTCAATGAACTCTTGACGTTGCGCAAATCACATCGTATGGTGTGTTTACCGCATCATCATGCACAGAGCGAGAATATGACACCCTGGCAAAAAGTCCAAGCTAAGTTCGGCCTAAACGCCGCCGCACTGGCGCGGGCGATCAAACGCGACCGCTCGAAGATCAGTCGTCATCTGCGTCACCCTGAAGGGCTGATAAACGGCGAGGATCAAAAGCGCCTGATGGAAGCTGCTGCGGAACTGAACATTGATTTGCAGCCCGTCGATCTGGTTCCTGAAGCGGTGCGGTGATGGGTGAGAAATCTCGCCCTCCCATGACATTCCAGCAGCAAGCCGAATTGCTCGACTACATCTGCAACTCATGCCTCATGGCATCGGACGGGCAATTCGCAACGCTGACAATTACGCATTTAGACAAACATCAAATTGACGATTTACGGGCAACAGCCGCGCGGCTTTATCGCATGGCTCCATTTGAGAAGGAAATTAAAAAAGTGGTGACAGGTCGATGATAATATTACGCCAAGATCAGGAGAATGTCCGTTCAGATTTGCGCGTTGCGCTGCGGTCGCATTCGTCTGTTCTGGTCTACGCGCCAACCGGATTTGGGAAAACCTGTCTGGCTGCGGCGCTGATTAAGTCGATCTTTGAGGCGAAGAAGCGGGTTATCTTCTGCGTTCATCGCGTTGACTTGATTTTGCAAACGGCCAAAACTTTCGATCAGTTTGGCATCCCGTACTCATACATCGCTGCGGGTCATCACTTCAACCCCTATCATCGCGTCTACATCGCCTCGATTGCCACGCTGCGCAATCGTCTTGGCAAAATCCCTGCTGACTTTGTGATGGTGGACGAAGCGCACCTGTCGGCGGCGAATGGATGGGCCGAAGTTGCGCGGCATTATACCGAGACGGGTGCAAAGCGTATCGGTTTATCTGGGTCGCCTGAGCGATTAGACGGCAAGCCCCTCGGTGACGTGTGGGATCACATGGTCATGGGGCCTTCTGTCCGATGGCTGATCGAGCAAGGGCACTTATCGAAGTATAGGGCATTCTGTCCTGCTGGCGTTGATCTGACAGGCGTTCACACACGCGGCGGTGATTATGTCACCAGCGAGATTGACGATCTCATGTCTGGCCGCGCTGTACTTGCGGGCGCTGTCCGGCATTGGAAGAAATACGCCAGGGGAAAACGCACGATTGCCTTTGCTCCATCAGTTAAGCGCGCTGAACAACTGGCGGCGGAGTTCTGCGCTAACGGCGTGATGGCTGTCGCGCTGGATGGCAACACACCGCAATCGGATCGGTATGCAGCATTCATCGGTTTTGCGGATCGTGACATCGAAGTGATCGTCAACTGCGCGCTGTTCTGCGAGGGGTTCGATCTGGCCGCGCAGGTCGGGCGCGACGTGACGATTGAGTGCGTCTTGCAATATTCCCCTACAAAATCACTGGCAAAGCATTTGCAGCAATTGGGGCGCGGACTTCGCAAAAAACCGGAACCCGCGATCCTGCTTGACCTTGTGGGTAATGTTGCCCGCCTCGGTCTGCCGGACGAAGATCGGGAATGGTCGCTGGATGGCAAGGTAAAATCAAAGCGAACCGTTGACTTGATGACATGTCCCCAATGCTTTGCCGCGCACGATCCTGCACCGAAGTGTGAGGCTTGCGGTTATGTCTATCCTAAGAAAGATAAGGACGCGATAGGCGAAGGTCGCGTCATTGACGAAATCGAAGGTGAGCTTGAGGAAGTCGATCAAGAGGCCGTCCGGCTGCATCGCAAGAAAGAGCAGGCCACGGCTGGAACGCTTGATGATCTGGTCGCTCTGGCTCGTGCGCGTAATTACAAGAACCCTGAAAAATGGGCGGGATATATCTGGTCGAGCAGACAGGCAAAGCAGGATCGGCGCTTTGAGGATCGGGAGATGTCAGCTCATGTGCGCTAAAAATCAGCTCACGATGCAAGATGCGCAACGTCTGTTCGATTATCGTGATGGCCGATTGTACTGGAAGCACGTCAGTTCCGGTCAGCGGCGCGACCGAATGGCTGGCGGCATCAAGAAAAGACGTGGACACCAATTGTACCTTATTAATATTGGGGGTGTGGAGTACCAGGCGCATTACCTGATTTGGAACTTCCACCACGGCATCACGCGGAAAGCGGTGCGTCCAAGCGACGGCGATCTTTTAAACCTGCGCATAGAAAACCTGCATCTTGTTGAACCGTATGATGGAAATTTTATCAAGGTACAATCAAGGTCGCCGCGAATTTCGTGCCCCTGCTGCCAACAGCGTGTGACGGCTCCGACTTTGGAAGTGATCGTCGTGAACTTCGGGCTGGCTCCGTTGGAAGCTAAGGTCTTGTCGGCGGTCTGGTCGGCAAAGGGTTTAGCCGTGTCAACTGAAAAGGTTTTCGCGGAAATGTATGCGGATGATCCCGATGGCGGGCCGTCCAATTCAAAAATGTATTCCGCGTTCAAGGTGGCGCTTAGTCGCCTGCGCGCGAAGATAAGAGGTTCAGGGGTCAGCATTGAAAACGTTGGCTACGGGCAAGGCTACAGGCTCATATTAGGAGAATAAATTTATGGCCGGATCATTAAATCGTGTGACGCTGGTAGGGAATTTGGGGCGCGATCCTGAAATTCGCTCTCTGCAAAACGGGGGCAAGGTGGCGACGTTTTCCGTTGCAACCTCTGAAACGTGGAAAGACAAAACCACTGGTGAGAAAAAAGAGAAAACCGACTGGCATAATGTCGTTGTCTGGAATGAAGGTCTTGTCGGTGTCATCGACAAGTATGTGAAGAAGGGCACCAAGGTTCTCGTCGAAGGCAAGCTTGAGACGCGGAAATACGAAAAGGACGGTGTGGAGAAGTACACCACCGAAGTTGTCCTGACTGGTTTCGGCGGGCAATTGATCTTGCTTGGTGAAAGCGGCGGGTCTAACCGTCCTCCTGCCCCGAGCGAAACAGACAAGCCAGCGACGGCCATGTCTGGTGTTATTGATGATGATATCCCTTTTTGATCGGTGACGTATGATTTTATCCGCACAAACAATCCGCAAACTTTGCACAAATGGAAGGGCGATGATCTCGCCCTTCACCGAGCGGAACAAGCAGAATGGCATGTCCTTCGGGCTGAGCAGCGCCGGTTATGATGTTCGCATTGCTGAAACAGTCTGGATCATGCCGAAAACGTTCTGCCTCGCATCCACGATGGAGTATTTCAATATTCCAGCGAACATCATGTATCAGGTCGTGGACAAATCGTCATGGGCGCGTCGAGGCTTGAGCGCATTCAACACGGTCGCTGAACCTGGATGGCGCGGCTACCTGACGCTTGAGTTGTTCAATGCGTCATGGCTTCCGAAGCGCATCAAGGCGGGCACCCCTATAGCCCAGATCGTGTTTCAATTTCTGGATCAGGCAAGCGCGCAACCTTATGCGGGCAAGTATCAGGATCAGGAAGCAGGCGCACAAGCGGCGAGGTTCGAAAAATGACAGACACGCGCGACCGATTAACCGAGGGCGACATCATGCGGCTGCTGCAAATCAAGGCTTCAGCCTTGGGTGCTCGGCTGTTCCGGCAAAATACAGGGCTTGCATGGGTCGGCAAGGTCGTTCGGTTCGCGCGTGAACAATCGGTCAAGGTGTCGCCTGGTGACATCGTGATACGAAACGCGCGCCCATTTCATGCAGGCTTTGAGGGTATGTCTGATTTGGGCGGGTGGGTGCCTGTGGAAATCACGCCTGATATGGTGGGGCAAAAGATCGCGCTCTATGCACAGGTCGAAGTGAAGAAAAATACACGCGCCACGGCGGCACAAAAGGCGTGGATACAAGCGGTTAACATGGCGGGTGGCCGCGCTGGCGTGGCGCATGATGATGCTGAATTAGCAGCCATACTCGCGGGCGAAACAGTCGGATAAATTTCGTCGCCCCTCTTGCTTTATAGTACAGCTTGTGTTGTGATTATCGCAACAATTCTATCAGGGGCGAAACATGGCAACCGACATCGAAAGATTGCGGAACGAAACATCACTTTCTCAAATCGCCTCACAGTATGGCGTTAAGCTCTCGAAGAACGGCCACGAATACGATGCGTGTTGCCCGTTTCATTCTGAGAACACGGCGTCTTTTACGATCTTTCGCGGCAATGATGGCGTAGAGCGATTTCATTGTTTTGGCTGCGGAGAGCGTGGCGATGTCGTGGATTTTGTTCAGAGGATCAAGGGAGTGGACACGCGAGAAGCGATCGCGATCCTCGGTGGTCGTCCCGCTGGCGAGAACGTCAAGCCGCGCCAAATCGGAGCGCGAGATATATACGCGGGCATCGAGCCGTATGAGCCGCCTGAAATGCCCGCTGGTCAGAGGCTCCGAATTTATAATCCAAAACGCGTCGGGACTGAAATGGAATGGGGTGGGTTTGTGCCGTCGCGGATCCATCCATACCGCCGCAAGGATGGTCGCGTGTTTGGTTATGTGCTGCGCCATGATCTGCGCGATGGCGGCAAAGAAACGCCGATGGTCATGTGGGTTCAGTTGCCGAGCGGCGAACAGTGTTGGTGTCGGTTCCCATTCCCCAAGCCTCGGCCACTATACGGGCTTGAGCGTGTAGCCGAAGCGCGTCAGGTGATTGTTGTCGAAGGCGAAAAATGTCGCGATGAAATGGTGGAGCGCACGGGCCTTACGGTCGTGTCGTGGGTCGGCGGAACACAAGGTGTAAAGCACACGAACTGGAAGCCGCTGGCCGGAAAGAATGTCGTCATGTGGCCGGATCACGATCCGCCTGGGCTGGAAACCGCAAATGAAATCGGGGCTATCTTGAAAGATTTGAACTGCACCTTTCGCGTGCTGAGGGTGCAGGGCATAGGATAATGGCATACACGCTTCAAGATTGGCAATCAGGGATAAAACCGCCGAAGGGCTGGGATGTAGCAGACGCTTGCAGGGATGGATGGACGAAAGACGACATCATGTCTTTCACGCGTGCCGCTGTCGCGCCATGGGAACCGCCATCGGATCGCGTTCCTGCGCCTGTGCCCGCGCCTGTTGTTCCACAAAAGACCGTCACGCAAGCAAAGACGATGGTGCAAGCCGATCCTGCGCCTGCGACCGTCACGCATATTCATACGCGCAAGACGGTCAAGGCTGATGATAGCTGGCAAATCCATTTGATTTGCACAGAAGAAGGCAAGACAAAGCCGAGCGTCACAAAAAACTGGGCGCTGTTCTTGGAAAATCATCCTGAGATGATCGATGTTTTCGCGTGGGATGCATTTAAAATGCGCGTCATGCTCATGCGCTGCCCGCCGTGGGAAGAAGAAGAGGTCTTCAGGCCGCGCGTTCTGCAGGATCGTGATTATAGCGAAGCCGTGATGTGGCTCGAAACCCACCACATGACGCCGAAGGCATCGAATATCGCGGCGGTTATTCAGACGGTGGCGGAACGTTCTTCGTTCGATAATCTGAGGGACTATCTTGAAGGGCTTGTGTGGGATGGTGTGCCGCGCGTCAGCCAGTTTGCAGCTAAATATCTGGGATGCCGTGGAGACAATTACTCGCCCATCGTCAGTGAACGGTGGCTTGTGTCCAGTGTCGCGCGCGGGCTTGAGCCTGGTTGCAAGGTGGACACAATGCCGATCCTTGAAGGGCCGCAAGGGCTGAACAAGTCCACGGCTCTGAGCGCCTTGTATGGCGCTGAATTTTTTACCGATGAATTGTCAGACCTTGGTTCCAAGGATGCCAGCATGGAATTGCAAGGTGTTTGGTGCATCGAGATTGCAGAAATGCACCGCTTCTCTGCGTCGGAAACAAATCAAGTGAAGAAATTTCTTTCTCGGCAAGTTGACAGGTTCCGGCCTCCTTATGGCCGATCTGTGATTGATGCGCCGCGCCGCGCAATTATGGCTGGAACGATCAATCCTGAAGGAAACGCCTATCTGCGCGATCCAACGGGCGCGCGTCGTTTCTGGCCTCTGACGTGCGGGAAGATCGACATCGCGGCGATCAAGCGCGACCGCGATCAGCTCTGGGCGGAAGCCGTTCACTTGTACAAATCAGGCGTTAAATGGTGGGTGCAGTTAGATGAAACTCAAATCGTTGAAGCCGAGCAAGAAAAACGCACGGATGTCGATGTCTGGATGGATGAGATTGCGACATTTGTTCGCCTGCTCACGACTATTTCGCAAAGTGAAATCTTTGAAAAACTCAACATCCCTAAAAAAGATTTAGATCATCGGCACTCGCAGCGGATCGGGCGGATTATGAAGCGTTTGGGCTGGACATCGCGTCGTGATCGCAAGGGCGGTGAGGATCGTGTCGTGTTTGATGCGCCTGATAAATCGGAACCGGAAAACGATGATCGCATGGAGTGGTGACGCGCTGCGAAACGACGGTGACGCACTGTGAAACGATGCGGAAACAACTGTTTGCGGGCATAATGATGTGATAAACGCATTGTCATGGAGAATGTCGCAATGGCAAAAGGTAACTTCGACGCTGTGCTCGGCGTGACGCTCCCGCATGAAGGCGGGTGGGCGGATCATCCGCGCGATCCAGGTGGCGCGACGATGAAGGGCATCACCCTTGCGACATTTCGAAAGGGACTTATATACATTTGTGACCCATATAGTCCAATGGTTGACTGATTCTAGCAGATATGGCATAAAAAGAAAGGAGCGGGAAACCGCTCCTAATTATCTTCTAACGATGTGAAGCCAACGCACTTTGGTTTCCTTTTCTCCTAGCATCAAACACTGCTAGGTGCGCCTGTTGGGACAGGAAGAACTCAACCGAAAACGGACAAATCCCTTTTTCGGTTGAAATTTGGCGAAGTTGTCTCTTCGCCGGTGACTTTTGAAGCGCTGGATGTTGATGCATCTGGCGCTTTATTCTTTTCTGGCTCATCGGCCAAAACCCATATCATCCCTTCGCGGCGCAAAATACCTTCTTGGTGAAGGCGACTAAGCTGTGGGGAGAGACTTGTTCGCATTACTTCAACGTCGAACTTGTCTTTTATTCCGCTTAGTATTCCTGCGGAGTCACTCCGATTAAGATGTGAATCAGAGAGAACTTTAATGATCATCTCCCCATTGACTGCTTATTGTCCCGATGTGCGCGTTCTGCACACCACACAACGCAGCAAGACCTCTTTGGTTTAAGTAAGGGGTTCCGTCAGATAGCACCCCCATACCAATGCCTTCTACATCTCTTTCTTTCTCGATTCCCAAATCCAGACTACCTTGGATTATACTGATTTCCTTTTTGGCTCTAACTGTTGCTAACCTATTGATTTTCCTTGCAGAAGAGGTGATTTCCTCATTCATTTCAGATGGATCAGTTTGTGCAAGGCGTTCCATCATTTCGCCGAATTCCATATCAGGGAACGGGTGTTTTCTATCGGGTTCGTTTAACTGGCGCGGCAAAAGTACCCGTCTTCATGCCCGTTTCTTGATCCAGTATTTAGCTGTGAATTTTGTGTCCTCGTCCATGTCGGATTTGGTCACGATCCAATCTAGATAATCAAGTGGCGCGTCCTCAAAAGTGGTTCCCTTGTGCTTGCCAAAATTCATCGTTTTCAAGAGGGCAGGGTATTTGGAAATGTGGATCATTTCCTCAACGGTCTTTGCCTTCAAGAGCCGAAAGAAGATGTGGGCGGTCACATAGGCGTCCGGCAATGCTCGATGTGGCGGGCTGGCGAACGTGCGGTCAAATTCAGCATCGCCATCAACATCAAGCCAATATCTGAGAACCTGATTGCCGTGACCTGGTGCGTCTGGCCACACCACGCGCGCCACCTTATAAGTGCATATCCAAGGAGTTTTGCTGTCTGGCGTGAAGTGCTGCTCGAATTTGGCGTTGTGGGCCACAAACACGTCAGCCCCATCGAGAACGGTGTCCATGATCTCGCGGGCTTCTGGGCCATCCTTCACATCGTCAATCGTCAGGTGATGCACGGCCATCGTAACAGGTGGTATCTCGCCGCGTGGGCGGATCACGGTTTGAAATTGGTTGGTGATCTGGCGTGTCGTTAAATCAATGTCATAAAATCCGACTTCGATAATCTCGGCGCTGTCGTCGTCTGGTGTTCCCGTGGTTTCATAATCAATAACTCGTGCGGTTTTCATAATTCTCTCTTGTAAATAAATCCGTTTATTTCCATCACGTCCGGCATAGGTGGTGGTGAAGCCTTCGGATCAACGCCAAGCGCTTCAAGGCAAGACATCAAGTGCGGCTCCTCCGCGGCAAGTGATATTTCCATCTTTGCCAGCCGCCAGCTTCGGCCAACCGGATCACGCTCCGCAATCTCAAGAACAGGCGATCCAGCCTGAACGCGAACGATCACGATCTTTTCCAGCGTGTCCGGTTGTTTGATAACGTTGCGCCAGAACCGCGTTGCAGATTTTCGCGCCTGAGTTTCCTCGGTGCTGTTTTCGCGGCGGGCGCTTCTGAAGCGCAACTGATCGTCTCGCTTAAACAGACAGGTTGATGCGTATGGTGTCATGCTATTACGCTCTTCTTTGTATAGGTTTGACTTACTTCGGGTATTAAGCCGTCGTTCTTAGGCTCAACATATCCATCAGCAATTAGCTTTCTAGCGGTTGCGGTAGGGTATCGCTTACCATCCTCAAGTGTGTAGTAGGTGTATCCTCCACCCCTCGTAATAGCTTCATCAGTGTGTGAAGCTTGTCGCACAAGAGTTCTTCCGTTCAGGCGATTTAGTGCTTTTTCACTCCAATGCTTAATCGGTATTTTCTTCTTTGATGTCATGCTGGTTCTTCTCTCATTTTCCACTTATTATCCGCTTCATTGGCAAGATAATCATCGCGTGACATAGGTATATGAACGTATTCTGATACTATCTTTGCTTCTCGCGTGATGTATCCTGCTATATACCCTTCATCGACTATATCTTCTGTAACGTCAGTTAATCTTCGTTCGCCAAAAGACATTTCGTAAATCTTAGCGCTTGGCTCTGCATATTCCACAGCGCGGAACAGCTTTTCTTTATCAGTGTAAAATTCTCCGTCCTGCGGCTGGCCGTCATCAAGGATGAAGTATTTTTTCACAGCAGCATTGGCTGGCTTCTTTGAAATTTGAGCTGTGGCTTTAGCGATGTAATCCAAAGCACTTTTCTTGTTATCCAATTCCAGATCAATAAGCGCGTTCATCAGATAATAAGAGGTCAGTCGATGCGGTAAGGTAGAACCACGATCAATTATAAGCGCTCGCAGATTGTGCATTGCTTGGAGCGTATGCTTACTCATGTCGTAAACTTCATTTTCTGCCATGTTGATCACCTGATTTCTGTTGCGTTATTCACAACGATATACGCAGGTTTATGAGCGTGTCAATCGTGATTGTGATTATCGCAACGTCTGCGGCGCATTTTTTCGGCTTGGTCATCAGACCTTCCAGCCGCGGCGCACATAGCCCATATGAAAACATGCATAGCCGCCACGATGAATAGCGCGGCAAGCATAAGAACGCCTTCCAAGATAGATATATTCATTTTTCTTTCCTCCTGTTTCGTTTGAATGGCCTTTGCGCAAGGCCAGCAGCTCTGATCTCTTTCAAAGTGATGGGCGCTCCATCAAGCGCGTATTCCGTCACCCACGCCGTGCGGATGCCCATCTTACCGCGCCATGCCTTCGGGGACGCTGTGGCTGTCAAGAAGCCGAGCGGGGTGCGTATGCTGGCCGGACTTCCTGGCGCTCGTCTGGATAGCTCCTGAACGTGCCTGAGATAGTCCATGGCGGGCGATGCGATCCTGATCCCCTCATCCCGCATGGCGCGGATCGTCTGGATGATCCTAAGCGACTGCTCGTGCGGCTCGTCTGATCCAAGTGCGTCGGATATTGCCGCAAGAACGCTGGTGATCGTCTCGTCCCTGGTGAGTTTGTCGCTGTGTTTCATCTTATGACCGTTGAGATTTTCGCAACACTACTCGCGTGCGAGTTGGAGTCAACTGGTGTCAATCCAAGAATTTTTGCTACCTCATGACGTCGGAGCATTTTTTTAGTGGTCAGGAAGCGCCATTCGGCTTCTTTCTCGGGCGGCACGTCATAGCCGCGCAGCTTCGTTAAGACCGCTCTCCGGTTTGGTTTGGCCGTTTCTGTTTTGACGATGGCTTCCAGAGTGTGATGTGTCACTTGGCAGAGGTCGCATTTGTAGCGCCTGGTTTGTCCGCTCGTTGTGGCGTGTGTCCGCCCGCATCGATTAGCTTTGTGGCGGCAGTCGGGACATAAAATGTAATCGCGAATGGCCATCACATCACCCCGTTCAGGCGTTTGGTTTCTTCGATACAAGCGTTCCAGCCATCATTGAAACAGGTGTAGCCACCTCGTACACAGGGCAGCTTCAACGGCTCGCGTGCTGCATCCTGCGTGACTGGCGGGGCGGCGTAGAGGGGTTTTTCTCCAGAAAGGTCTAATTTCTGATATGAAAACAGTTCTTTCTCGCCCATGCCGTAGGGGTATAAATAAGCAAAAGGCTTCTGCT